TTGCCGAGTTAATTCGTGCTGAAGAAAAACCTAAATGGCAAGAACTTCACAAAGACGAAATTAAGCAAATCCTTAATGATGGTGAAGAATGGTCTAGCCTTGAGTTTGCACAAGCCGTGTCAGACTTATTGCGGGAGAAAAATGCATGAACCAAGTCGCTTGCAACACCGATCCGTCAACCAGTTGGGCTGCTGCTGACTCTGCAAAGTCTTTAGCGGCTCAACACGCCACAATCATCATTCAAGCCTTATGCAAATATGGCCCGCAAGGAAAAGACGGTATAGCGCAGATTACAGGACTCGATGGCAACCAGGTTGCGAGGCGGCTTAGTGAATTAGAACGCAATTATGAAATTTTGCTAACTGGTCGCAACGTGCAAAGCAAGTCAGGCCGTGCCGAACGGGAATGGAAAGTGATGCCAAAGCAGATGGATTTGATATGACCGACTACTCGCCCCATCCCGCAATCGAGTACATTTGGGACAACGCACCTCATTACGCTAAAGCCAAGGGAGAACTAGCGCAGCTGGAGGCGTTTAAATCAAGCCTAAAGGCAATCCTGATGAAGAAGTCAGGCGAAACCGCTGTGACCGCCCAAGAACGCGAGGCATACGCTCATCCGGATTATCAGAACCTATGTAATGCAATTGGGGCAGCAACTGAGAAAGCAGAGTTGTTAAAGTGGCGGCTTACGAGCGCACAACTCAGGTTTGATGCTTGGCGCACAGAGCAGGCCAGTAACCGACAAATTGAAAGGATAACTAAATGATCGACTATTCAGAAAGCCTAATAAAAATCACATCACTTGTCAGACAATACCGAAAACTTGTCTTAAAAGGACAGTTTGAAGCAGCTGCTGACGTTGCTGTCGATATGCAAATTGCAGTTGTTGATCTGCAAGAATGGTCGGAGGCTCAAGTTGAACAAAGTACAACGCAAACACTTTGAGAAACTTGCAGAACTTGGATGCTCGTTATGTCGACACTTGGGATATGGGGAAACACCCAGCCACATACATCACATTAGACGATTAGGAATGAAACGTGAAAATGCCCCCGTTATTCCGCTATGCCCGACTCATCATGTGGGCAATGATGGGGTACATGGATTGGGCAAAAAGGCGTTTGCTGAAAAGTATGGGGTTACAGAAGAAGATTTATTAGCCCAGACTGAGGCATTATTGTGATCGCCACCTTACAACTGCCATTGCCACCGTCAGTTAACACCTATTGGCGCAACTTCAGGGGTAGAACAATCCTTAGTAAAGGCGGCAGAGATTACAAACTAGCGGTGCAAGAGTACGTCACGGTCAACAAAATACCTAGCTTTGGTGATGCCAGACTTCAGTCCATCATCACGATATTCCCTAGAGACAGGCGCAAGCAAGATTTAGACAACAGGCTCAAAAGTTTGCTCGACAGTTTAGAAAACGCAGGCATTTATGACTCAGATTCACAATTCGACAAGATAGAGATAGCTAGGGGAGTGATTAAAACTGGAGGTGGATGTACAATCGTGATTGCTACCCTTTGAGGTTAGCGTTAACAACGCAGAATCAACCTTTCGCGAAGGTTATATGAATCCAGCAGACAAAGTCGAGCAGTGGTCAATCGACAAACTTGTGCCTTACGCACGAAACAGCCGCACCCATAGCGACGAGCAGATAAACCAGATCGCAGCCAGCATCAAAGAATGGGGCTGGACAACACCAGTCTTAGTCGATGAGAACGGCGGCATCATCGCTGGCCACGGCAGAACGCTCGCAGCCAAAAAGCTCAAGATCAAAGAAATCCCAGTTGTCGTGGCCACAGGATGGTCGGATGCCAAAAAGCGTGCCTATGTCATTGCGGACAATAAACTGGCGTTGAACGCAGGATGGGATAACGAGATGCTGTCGCTTGAGATTGGCGAGCTTGGTGACTTAGGTTTCGATCTTGACTTGATCGGATTCACGCCAGAAGAGATTGAGGCTCTGTCACCAATTCAACTCATTGACGGGCTGACTGACGAAGATGTAGTACCTGAACCGCCACCAGAGCCGATTACTAAGCTTGGTGACGTTTGGATATTGGGCAATCACAGGCTTATGTGTGGGGATGGAAAAGATTATTCTAATGTCGAAAGGTTGTTAGATAACAAAAAAATTAACTTAGCAATTACATCTCCACCTTACGCATCACAAAGAGATTACGACAAAGAATCTGCATTTAAACCAATACACCCAGATGAATTTGTAAACTGGTATCAAGATATATCATCAAACATCATGGTCAATTTGGCAGATGATGGTTCGTATTTCTGCAATATCAAACCTAATGCCGAAGGATTAAAAAGAGAACTTTACGTTTTTGATCTGGTGTTGGCTCATGTAAGAGAATGGGGTTGGAACTTTGCCGATGAATTTTGTTGGGAAAGAAATGGAATTCCGCAACAAGTAGCAACAAGGTTTAAAAATCAATTTGAACCCATTTACCATTTCACAAAAGGAAAATGGAAATTTAGGCCAGAATCGGTACAGCATGAATCTAAATCCGTTCCCAAAGCCAAAGGCAAAGGTGCTGGTAATACTAATGCAGCCAAAAGACAAGGTGTTGTCTCGGCGGTAGATGGAAATGATGTGGCAGCAGGAATGGCATACCCTGGCAATAGGTTGCCTACATTTCAATCAGAGGCGTTAGGCCATCCGGCTGCATATCCTGTGGGATTGCCAGAATTCTTCATTAAGGCATACACAGATGCTAAAGATGTTGTATTCGATCCGTTTATTGGTAGTGGATCAAGTTTAATAGCAGCAGAAAAGCATGGAAGAATGTGTTTTGGTACAGAAATAAGCCCAATGTATTGTGATTTGATTATTAAACGATGGGAAAATTTCACAGGCAAGAAAGCAGTTCTTTCGGAGTTATAAAATGGCTCAAGGTATAAAACACAAGCCAACTCAAGCAGATAGGGACACAGCAAAGCGTTTATCGGCGTTAGGTTGTCCACATGAGGACATTGCCATTCGATTGAAAATCTCAGCCGATACCCTGACCAAGTATTATCAAGATCAGCTTGATGAAGGCAGGATTGACGCTAACTCGGTCATTGCTGGTACTTTGTTTCAGCAGGCCAAGAATGGTAACACTCAGGCGGCTATCTTTTGGTTAAAGACCAGGGCGCGGTGGAAAGAGACTAGCTCGCACGAAGTTACAGGCGCAGATGGCGCACCGTTAGTCTTTGCTAAGATCGAGCGTGTGATCGTCAAGAATGGGTAAGACCCTCCAGCTCAAGACTCCAGAGTGGGCTGTTCCGTTGCTTGACCCGTCACGATATAAGGCAGCATGGGGAGGCCGAGGCTCTGGGAAAAGTCATTTCTTTGCTGAGATGATGATTGAGACTCACATCATGGATCAGAAGCGTCGAAGCGTCTGCGTGCGTGAAATACAGAAGTCGCTGCAGCAATCGGTCAAACGGCTGCTTGAGACCAAGATACAGGCGATGAACGCTGGCGCATACTTTGAGGTTCAAGATGCGGTCATCAAGTCCAAGAAAGGCGATGGCGCGATTATCTTCCAAGGTATGCAGAATCACACCTCTGACTCGATAAAATCGCTAGAAGGTTACGACTGTGCCTGGGTGGAGGAAGCCCAGAGCTTGAGCCAGACGAGTCTCGATCTGTTGCGCCCAACGATACGAAAGCCCGACTCTGAGCTGTGGTTTACATGGAATCCTCGGCAGCAATCCGATCCTGTGGACTTCCTGCTGCGTGGGCCAGAGCCACCAAAGGATGCCACGGTCATCAAAGTCAACTTTAGCGACAACCCTTGGTTTCCCGATGTACTTCGTGACGAGATGGAGTACGACCTTAGACGAGACCCAGACAAGTATCAGCACGTTTGGCAAGGTCAGTATTTAACAAACAGCAACGCCAGGGTGTTTCGCAATTGGAAGATTGACGATTTTGAAGCATCACCAGAGGCAATTCACCGTCTGGGCGCAGATTGGGGATTCGCTATTGACCCGACAGTGTTGGTGCGATGCCACATTATTGGGCGCACGCTATACATTGATTACGAGGCGTACATGGTTGGGTGCGAGATTGTGAACACGCCTGACCTGTTTATGACCATTCCAGAGGCAGAGAAGTGGCCAATCGTGGCAGACTCAGCAAGGCCGGAGACCATCAGCCACATGAGAAAGAACGGGTTTCCTAAGATCATGGGCGCAGTCAAAGGGGCGAAGTCTGTCGAGGAAGGCATCGAGTTTCTCAAGAACTACGACATCGTGGTGCATCCAAGGTGCAAACACACGATTGACGAGCTGAGTCTATACAGTTACCGTACCGATCCGCTGACTGGACGGGTGCTGCCGCTGCTGCAGGACAAGAAAAACCATGTGATTGACGCACTGCGTTATGCTTGCGAAGGTGTCAGAAGAACGAATATTTCTAAGGTTCAGAGCTTCACACCCTTGCCAGTTAGTAACAAATGGTGATTTAATACGCACAAAGAGGATAAACATGGCACGCATACCAACCGATCAACGTTTGGCAAACTTGCACGCTGAAGCTCTGCGCCAGTACAACGACATCCAGACTGCGCTGCGGGACGAGCGTCTCCAATGTTTGCAGGATCGACGGTTTTACTCTATTTGCGGCGCACAATGGGAAGGCCCACTCTACGATCAGTATGAAAACAAGCCTCGGTTCGAGGTCAACAAGATTATGCTGTCGGTCATTCGCATCGTTAACGAATACCGAAACAACCGAATCACAGTCGACTACATCGCCAAAGATGGCGCAGAAGATAGCCTGGCTGACACTTGCGATGGGCTTTATCGTGCTGACGAGCAAGACTCGGTGGCCAACGAAGCCTATGACAACGCTTTTGAAGAGGCGGTTGGTGGCGGTATTGGCGCATTCAGGCTCAGAACCGTTTACGAAGATGACGAAGACGAGGACAATGACCGCCAGCGCATCATCTTTGAGCCGATCTTTGATGCTGACAGCTCGGTATTCTTTGACCTGAACTCCAAACGCCAGGACAAGTCAGACGCTCTGTTTTGCTTTGTGGTCAACAGTATGACCCGCGAAAGCTACAAAGAAACGTACAACGATGACCCGACAGACTGGCCAAAGATCATCCATCAGTACGAGTTTG